GGCAGTGACGCCAATGTAGAAGTCAGCACCAGATTGCAGCATGTAGATAACATGTGTACGATCTGTTCGCTTTTTACGGGTGATGTTTTTTGCTTCCATACGTGTATTATAGCATTTCGGCGAATATTGGTCAACCGAATTATTTCACCCCAAAATGCCTTGAAATCTTGTTGAAAAGCTCAAAGTTGCCAGTGGCTTGTCCATCAACTAGTGCAATTTCGGCACATTCAGCCACAATCAGGTTAGCGAACTTTTCTGGATCCAATTCACCACACACATAATCTCCACCATTTTCAATTATGATAGCTTGGTCGTAAAGTTCTGCGATTCGTTCGTTCATCTCTAGTTCCTCTGTTGCTATGCCCATATTATAGCATTTTGGACAATAATGGTCAACCGCTAGGTACGTTCCAGATACCGCATGAATCTGTCAAAATTCCCGTACATGGTCAGCATTAGTGCCTGCTCACTGCCAAACAAGGTGATCTGCGGTTTCTTTCCTGTCTTGAGATAATAAGGGCAATCCAGCTTTCGATCCATCAGCAGCAGATGTCTGGGCAGCAGAGCCATGCTCACTGGAATATCAAACACATACGCCGCAATATCAATTGTGGCAATGGCCTGATAACCTGCTGTGGTCAGTCGCATACCGCCCCTGTCGCGAGAATCCATCCACCAGGCGGCAAATGCTTCGTCAAACGCAGGACAATCGTCTGACGGTAAGTCTTGTAAGATTTGTTGGGTGAGTTGGGATTTATCGAGCATCGGGGTATATCTTTTCCCCTTGCTTGAGTAGCACTACTGAAAACTTGTCAGTGCGAAATTGCACATTCAATTTTCGTGCAAGATTGATTGCGTGTCCCGGATTCGAAAAAGAAACTTTTTTGTACTTGGGCCCAGGATACTGAGTCAGCAGATTAGAAGTCTTTAGGTTGATGGGCAGGTTGTCAAAAAACACCGCCCAGATACCTTCGCTGGCCAACACTTGCTCAGATTTGTAAGTTTGTTTGTTGGTGTTTTCTATCAACACCTTTGGCTTTGGGCGACTCATGCAGTAATACTCCTACATTTATTTATCAGAAATGTATGTAGTTTAAAAGTCTTTGCCCGAGAGTTCCACGTTGACGATCTGTGAATTATTTGCGTCCAGCAGTCGGCGTTGCAGTTCAGTGACTGCCAACAACATTTTGGTTATGTCACTGTGCAGATCCTTGGCATCTCGCAGGCTCATGACAAAGTCTTTTTGCCCGCGAGATTCGTGTGCTTTTACTGAATCAACAAATCGATTTATATGTATGCTCATCAGGAGAACTTGTTGAATACGCCTTTTCGCTGCAGGAACGGTTTGAGGTCAGGTGGTTGCCAGCCTTGTGGCTTGAGCACTTTGCCATCTTCACGCTTACGCACCTTGCCATCTTCACCAATCTTGGCAAAGTTGGTGGCCATGACTTCTTTCCAGGCACCTTCAGCATCACTGCCCATGCTGTGAATAGCACCAATGGTCACAACCAAAATGTCAACTAGTGCATCGAGAGTTTCAACTTTATCGTGTGCTGTAATTGCTTCATACAATTCTCTAATTTCTTCATCGATCAACGAAACATATAAGTCGAATTGATCTTTGTCAAATTCTCCGCCTGTTGTTTGGTCGCAGGCTCGCATGAATTTTTCTTGATCACGGAAGGGGTTTGACATTGGCTTCTTCTTTGGTGTAAAATGGACCTTGGTATTGATAACGCTGCAAGGTAATAAGTTTGGGACTCTGCTCAATGGTCCAGGTTCTGCGTTGTTTGACTTGATACCAGCCAGCTGCATACCAGGACCTGGATTTTTTATTCTTGGTATACAGGGGCAATTTGTGCTGCACATCCCAGATGGGATTGTACACTCGTGAGCCTGATGGATAACCCTGCACTTGATAACTGGCAGGTTCCTTTGACGGTCGATTGCCTACCGCAGCAAATTCAATATCGCCTTGTTTACGGATCATGGCCATGGTCTTGAATGGCGTAATCTTGTTGTTGATCTTGACTGCAAAGCCATCATCAGTGGCTTCAATGTTGCCGACCTTGCGATCGTCTTGTTTTAGAATCCAGAACTGATCTTTGACTATGGGTTTAGCTACTATGTTCATTCAATACTCCTTTATAGGTTTCATTCAACCAGCGTCCAAAGCTGTCTGCTGAATCGCTGCACTTGACCAATTCATACTTGCCACAGAATCTCAAAAAGTGACTGCCCACTTGGCCCACGTCCTTGTGACTCACTTGAGCACGTATGGCAGCATCCACCAGATCCTTGATCTCTTGTGGCTGTGCCGTAAGGTCAATTAACGCACGGTTGCGTTCATAATCATCCAGCACTCGATGTTCTAGACCATTGTGGTCAGTCCAACGTTGCAACATGAGATTGTTCCAGGCATAGCCTTTCTTGCCCATGTCGCCAAATGCTTCTTCTAGTCCAACCTTGTTCTTGGTGCCCTTGGTTCGCACACCAGGATATGCGGAGAACACATTGTCACTGGTATCGCCACGCATGCACTTTTCAAACAACAACCAGGCAGGGTCAGGCACAGTCTTGGGCAGCTTGGTCTTTTTGTCCTTGATCAGTTGGCCCTTGACATCAAAGATTCCATCTAGTGTGATCAGTTCATCAGTGATACCGTTATACTGTTTGACATTGGGTGCGATCAGCTGCACAAAGTCTGTGTCTGAGCTGACAACTATGTGTTCGTCTTGGGGGTGTAGGGTTATCCATCGTGCAATGATGTCATCCGCTTCGGCCTGGGGCTCACGAATCACACTGCAATTGGTCTTGTTGCTCAAGTATTTAGTCAGCTCATCATAGGTTTCCCAGAACAGTTTGTCTTCTTCAGCCTGCTCATCATTCATGGCAGCGCGAGCCACAGCACGATTGGCCTTGTAGGGCTTGTAGTGATCTTTACGCCAGCTGCGACCTTCTAAACAGAAAATCACATGGTCAGCTTGAAAACGCCGCACAACCTTGTTGGCACTCATCAAGGTCAAGTATAGTGCAAAGCCCAACTTGGTCCAGGAGTCCGCAGCACGGTGTGCCTGATGCCGTGCTCGAAAGAACATGTTGCTTGTGTCAATAAGAAGGTATTTCATCAGGGCCCAGTAGTTGGTTATCTTTAATGTATTGTAACACATGTTCCGCCCAAAAGCAATGGGCATCTTGTCCAAAATGCCAACTATCTGCATTTACTGTGCAGAATCCTCGACGTCTGAGCACTGAGTCGTAGGTTTGATCAGCACTGTATGGGCTCATGTAAGTGGCTTTCCAGTCCTGCTGCTGTGTGATATTGCCAAAATGACTGTTACCGTTGAACATCAAATGACGCACACCCTGCTGTTCAAGTTCACAATGAAATTGCCAAATATCTTCATGTGCCTGCTGACTACACTTGGTCCAGTCTATGTCAGTCACAAACTGCCGGTATCGATCTTGTAATTGTTCAGGCACTTGATCTATGCCGCTGGCATTGACCTGCCACCAGGTGCGGTCATGCCACCATTCTTGCCGTTCCCAGGTGCTCCATTGAATCAGCACAAACAGGTCTGATACGTCTTGTTTGTTTTGTTTGATCCAGTCTCGGGTGGTTCTGATGATGCGTGAGTTAGATCCACCTGCTTGTGCGTCCAGATACAGTATTGCCCGTAACCAATTGGCCAATTCGCAGCCAAAGCTCGCACGTTCGTTGTCAGGATGCGGCTGCTGTCCTAGACCCCAGTACATGCCGTCATCCTGTGCCCAGGCATGTGGCACGGCTGCTTCAGCGGCAGCAGCATGGCTGTCACCGTTGACGTAGAGAATCACGATACTTCAGAACGACCGTCACCAATACTGGTACTGCGTACCCACACGCCTGATTTGTTTATGGCTTCTTCCTGTTCCCAGGTTTCCATCACAACATGGCGGCACACATTCTGGAACCAACGATCCACTATCTCAGCATCAGTGTCGTCCTTCTTGATCATGTAGCCGGCCTTGACCAGTCGTGCCACAAAGATTTCGTTCCAGTCCAGTTCAAACGCACCCTGATGCAGATTGTCAAGATCCACGTCCAGGCTCAAGATGTTCACATATGGCTCATTGTTTTCGGTTGCCAATTGTTTAGCACTCTTAACCGGTGCCTTGGGTTTAGGCGGGGTGGGTGCCACCGGTGCCTCAGCTGCCTTTTTTGGCTTGAAAAATTTATCAAACAGTCCCATATCAATCCTCTTTTATTTCCATCCAAGTATGATCGCCCATGTACTTTACCTGTGCCACATACTCGTAATCTTCCGGAGCACCACTGCTCCAATTTGTTGGACCATTGGGTACCAACAACATTTTCTCTAATCTCTTTTCCCACACCAACCAGTAACTCTTGCCCATGACCAATTTGAACTGAAACTCTGCGCCATGTACCGCATCTGTTATTTCCAGTCTGCGTTTGATCTGCTGTGCCTGTTCTTCCAGCACACGAACCAAGGTCATTATACGATCATATTCTTGCTGGGCATACATCCTGGCATGATTGATCATTAGATCTTTTTGTTCAGTAACCGGAACAAGATCAAATTTGGGGCCGCCGGCTTCGGTAGCATAAGGAGTAACATTTCTGTTAAGGAATGGAATGATTGCTCCAGTACTGATACTATCGTAGCTTTCGCGAACTTTTAGTATATTTGGTTTGTCAGTCACTCTCTCAAGTGCCCCACTTTATTTTTAACCAAATTCTTTCGTGTATGTAATAATCAACACTTAACAGAATATGTAATACTGTAGCAAACCCAGTGGCACTACCAAGATCTCCAGTAAACAAGTATGTCCATAAGATAGTGAATACCCAGGCGGTCAGCCGATAGGTAATCATCCTGACCACTGTTCGTTTTTTAGTTTCCATTCAAGTGCCCCATTCGTTCTTGAACAAAGGCACCTGCAGCCGATCACTATAACGCAATCCGTTCTTCATGGCAAAGTTTGCCACAGCACGGTTGTTCAAAGCATACACACTTTCCACACCACCAAT